TCGATTGGCATGGCTGGCTATACCGTCACGGCTGGCATCACCTCGCTGGTGAGCCACACCGAGGTGCAGCCGTTCGCTGTGTCGTTCGTTTCGGCGACCGCTGGCCAGGTGAATATCAGCCTGACCGACGCACAGACGGCGGCACTGGCTCGCGGGACATACGGCTGGCAGATGCGATGGACTGAGAACAACGCCACGCGAACGGCTCTCACCGGGGTTGTCGAGGTACTCTGATGCCGATCAACGCAACCGTCAGCGGCGGGCAACAGATCACGGCGAGCGTCGGCGAGACGCAGATCGACGTGTCGGTGTCTGGTGGCGTCGGGCCTACGGGAACGGCTGGAGCGGCTGCGTCTGTGGCGGTTGGCACCGTCACCACGGGTGCGCCGGGTTCGTCGGCGAGCGTGGTGAACGCTGGCACCAGCGGCGCGGCGGTGCTGAACTTCACGATCCCGGCTGGGGCGCAAGGCATCCAAGGGCCGCAAGGCCCGCAGGGAATCAAGGGCGACACGGGCGCCACTGGGTCAACCGGTGCCACCGGCCCGCAAGGCACGAAGGGCGACACGGGAGACACGGGGCCGCAAGGCCCGGCTGGTGCGGCTGGTGCCACGGGCGCCACGGGTGCAACGGGGCCAACCGGCCCGCAAGGTGCCACCGGACCGCAAGGCCCGCAGGGCGATCCCGGCGTCGTGTCTGCCACGGCCCCGATCACCTACTCGTCCCAGACGGTCGGCATCTCGGTCGGCACTGGCCTGGCGACCTCGGGTGGTGCTCTTGTCGTGTCCTACGGCACGACCAGCGGCACGGCGTGCCAGGGGAACGACGCCCGGCTCTCCGACTCGCGGACGCCGACGGCTCACGGTCACGCGGCGAGCGACATCACGAGTGGCACGGTCGCAACGGCGCGGCTCGGGAGCGGGACGGCTGATGCGACTACGTTCCTGCGGGGCGACGGGGCATGGTCCGCGCCATCCGCGAGCGTCACCTACGCCACGACGGCACAGGCGCAAGACCTCACGGCGACAAATGTCGCGCTGAATCCGGCGAATGCGCGGTCGATGCTGGCTGGGTGGATTCGCGTGAATTTCCCGAGTACGTTCACGGCGAGCGGCGGAAGCGTTCAGACAAACCACTCGCCAGCGTTCGTCTCGGTGTTAAGCAACACTACAGCCAACGGTTCGTCGGCGGTTTATCTGTCACAGCCGCTGTGGGCAAGTTCAAAGACCAATCAGGGATACGATTGGTCGCTCCCGGCGACGTTTTACTGTCGCGTGTATCGGCAGCAATGCCCTTCAACTGGCGTGTTGCGGTATTTGTTCGGCGCTTTGGCTAGCGGTGGATTTGCGTGGGAAACGCTTTCGGGCCGAGGCATCGGATTTGAGATTCGCCAAAGCCGCATCTGGCTGCTCGCTCATAACGGCAGTTCGTTGACATCTGCCGACACCGGCATTAATGCTGCCGCAAGCGACTTCAGCGGAAATCTCAGCGAGATCGTGGTCCGCAGCAATGGCAGCGGAACCGTCACGATCTCGCACTCGCTGAACGGTGCGACTGCATCGACTTTCAGCACGACCGGGGGGCCAACGACGATCACGGCGAGCGGACAGCCTACGGCCTACATCGCCGTCAACAACGGCGGCACAGCCAGCCAGACTTGGTTTATGGCAACCCCGCATCTAGTGAGCGTAGCATGACATTCCCGCCCATTGAACATGCCGATCTGGTCGCTCTCGGCCTGCCCGCCGATGCCCCTCTCGGCTGCGAAGGCTCCGCGCTCCGCTGCGGGCCAGAGGTGCCGAAGTTCGTCCGCAAGGTGCTGGTCGCCGCGATGGCATCGCCGCCACCAGAAGGCGACCGGCTCGCCTACCTTCGCCATGTGCGTGACCTGCTCATGGGCCTGACCGATTGGACGCAGACCGACGACGCGCCGCTCACCGGGTCGCAACAGGCAGCATGGGCCGCGTATCGCCAAGCCCTTCGCGGTCTGCCCAGCGTCTACAGCGGCGAAGGCCCGATCCCGTGGCCGACTGCCCCATGACGCCCCCCACCCCTGCCGCCGTGCTCCTGGCCCACGGCCGCTGCTGCGGACGGCGATGCACGCTGTGCCCGTATACGCCGAGGTGGGTGGCGGGGGCGACGGAGGTGAAGTGATGCCAACACGCATCGAGCGATGGAGGCCGCCTGTGTACCTGAAGGCCAAGCCTACGAAGGAGCGGGCACACTACACGTCGAAGGACTGGCGAGCCCTGCGGAAAGAAATCCTCGTTCGAGATTCTTACCGATGCCGCAGCTGCTCGCTCGTGTGCTACGGGCCTGCGGCCCACGTCGATCACATCGTGCCGCTCGAGGAGGGCGGGACCGACGACGAGGGCAACCTCCAGGTGCTGTGTGAGTCGTGCCACGGCAGGAAGACGCGGGCGGAGCAGCGGAGGCGGGGCGTGTTGTGATGCGAAAGACGGCGAAAACCGCGTCGACCGGGGTGGATCGCGCCAAAAATGGGCCTTTTTGCCCAGAGCCCCACGCGAGCTCTACGCGAGTTTTCCCCGGGTTTTCAAAAAATCGCGAGGCTTGAAGATGGGCAACAGAGGGCCGCTGCCGCAAAAAGGGTCCAAGAGGTCGCTGTCGGGCGACAACACGTACACGCCGCGCGTGATCACTCCAGAGGCCGTCGCCCAGCCGGCCCACGTCGAGGCCCGCACGCTCGCGGCTGCCTTCTGGGAGATGCACGCCCCGACGCTCGCGGCCGAGGGCCGACTCCGCCAGGTCCACGCCGAGGTCTTCGGCCAGCTGTGCCACCTCCACGCCGACATCCGCGGGCTCGCCGAGCAGATCGACCGCGAAGGCTGGATCACGGCGACGGACAAGGGGCAGTCGGTCTCGCCGGTGGCGAAACTCCTACGTGACTCGCGCCGCGATTTCGTGATACTGGCGGCGAAGTTCGGCCTGACCGCAGCGGACGAAGCCCGCCTGCCAACAGTGAAGGGCGACGATGAGCAAGACTCCGACGAAGCGGCCCTCCGAGAGTTCACCGGGTGACGAGCGGCCCGAGGCCTGCCCCGGATTCACGTTCGACCTCGAGGCCGCCGAGCGGCCCGTCCGGTTCATCGAGCAGTTCTGCCGGGTGCCGTCCGCCGACGGAGGCCCGGCCCAGCCGATGCGGCTGATCGACTGGCAGCGTGACCGGGTCGTGATGCCGATCTTCGGCTGGAAGCGGCCGGACGGCCGGCTCCGCTACCGCCGGGCCGGGATCTTCTGCCCGAAGAAGCAGGGGAAGAGCTTCCTCATGGCCGCTCTGGCCGAGTACCTCCTGACGGCCCACTTCCCCCTGGCCGACGTCTACCCGGCGGCCGTGGACCGCGAGCAGGCCCGCATCATCTACCGGATGCTGAAGCGATCGGTCGAGGCCTCGCCGATCCTGTCGAAGCGGCTGGAGGTCGTCGACTCCAAGAGCATCATCCGGAACCGCGAGCACGGGAACGTGCTGCGGTGCCTGTCGGCCGACGCGTGGCGGAACGAAGGGCTGAACGGCTCCGTGATCATCGACGAGATCCACGCCCACCGTTCCGACGAGCTCGTCGCTGCCCTGACCTACGCCACGCGCGCAACGCCCAACGGTCTCGTGCTCGCGATCTCGACGGCCGGGGACAACAAGAACGGCGTCGGCTACCAGTGGTGGAAGGACGCCCAGCTCGTCAGCCGCGAGCATGGCGGCGACCCGGCCGCGAACCCGAGTTTCTACGGGCTGATCTACGCCGCCGATCCGAAGGATGACTTCTCCGACCCGGCGGTGTGGCGGAAGGCGAACCCGTCGATGGGGATCACGTTCGCCGAGGAGGAGTTCGCGGCCGACTACCAGGACGCGACCACCGATCCGCGGAAGTTCTCGCGGTGGCTGCGGTATTCGCTCAACGTCTGGGCCGACGGCCGAGACGAGCAGTGGTTCAAGGGGGACGCGTTCGCCAACTGCCGCCGGCCCCCGCCCGAGGCCCTCGCCGGCCGGCCGTGTGTGGTCGGCGTCGACCTGGCGAGCAACCTCGACATGACGGCGGCGTGTTTCCTGTTCCAGGCGGCCGACGGATCGTATGACGCCGTGATGCGGTACTGGGTTCCGGAGGAGACGGTGGCCGAGCGGGAACGGAAGGACCGCATCCCCTACTCGACCTGGATCCGCGAGGGCTGGCTCACGGTGACGCCGGGGGCGCGGCTCGACCACGAGCACGTGGCCCGCGACATCCTGGCGTTCGGGAAGGATCACCAGATCCTCCAGGTCGGGGCGGACCCGTGGCAGGTCGGCCCGCTCGCGACGTTCCTCCAACGCGAGAACATCGAGGTGAAGGGCGTGGCCCAGTCGACGTCGAGGCTCAACGCCCCATGCAAGATGCTCGAGGGCCTGGTCGTCGAGGGGAAGTTCCGATACGAGAGCCCGATCCTGCTGTGGAACGCGAACCACTGCCTCGTCTACACGGACACGACGGGCATGATCAAGCCGGACAAGTCGAAGAGCACCGAGAAGATCGACGGCCTGTCGGCCGCCTCCAACGCGTTCGCCATGGCGATCGAGAAGGCCGACGATCTCGCGGAACGGCCCTACGACGGTCCGCTCCTGCAGCCGCTCTGGTGACGCGGCTATAGGGCAAATCGGTGGCGGTTTGGAAGGATGCCTTCCATGCCACGCGCCAAGCCCACGGCCTCCAGGCGGTCGCCGCAGAATCCGTCGACGAAGCGGCCCGCCTCGCGGCGGTCGCCGCGGGCATCCACGCGCGCCACGATCGCGGACAGCACGCTCCTTGACCCGCTCGCCTGGGGCTCCGCCTCGCAGCGGCGGGTCCACCCCGAGCTCGCCGTCCGGGTGTCGAGCGTCTTCAGCGTCTGCCGGTTCGTCGCCCAGTCGATCGGGTGCATGTCGCCCCGGCTGAAGGTGCGGCTGGCGGGCAAAACGCTCGACGCGGTCCAGGGCTTCGGCGATCCGGCCGCGAGCGTCTACCGGCAGGCGGTCCACGCCCTGCGGGTGCGGCCGAACCCGTGGCAGTCGCCCTTCGACTTCTGGGTCCTCCAGGGCTTCTGGACCGCCCTCCACGGCGGCGGCTTCGCCCGCGTCGTGCCCGGCAGCCGGGGGGCGATGACCCACCTGATCCCGCTCCACCCGCGGCGGATGCGGACGAAGCAGCTCGCCGACTACTCGCTCGCCTACGAATGGTTCGACGAGCGTGGGAAGTGGATGACGCTCCAGCAGAGTGAGGTCCTCCACTTCCGCTGGTTGGGCGACAACGGGATCACGGGCACGCCCCCGACGGACACGCTCGCGACGGCGATCACGATCGCCCGGGAGCTCGACGGCGCAGCCCTCACGCTCTGGAAGAAGGGGGCGCGGCCCGACTTCGTGATCGAGACCGACAAGCGGATGGACGACACGACCATGGCCCGCTACCGGTCGGAGTTCCGCGAGATGTACGGCGGGGACAACCGCGGCACGCCGGCGGTCATGATCCCGGGCCACAAGCTCGTGCCCATGCAGTCGAACACGATGGAGCAGAGCCAGTTCCAGCAGCTCCGCGAATCCATCCTGCCCGAGGTGTGCAGCCACTGGGGCGTGCCGGCCTCGCTCGTCGGTGACGCCAAGGCCCAGCGGTACGGGTCGCCGGAGGCCGACAACCTCCAGGCCCAGGTCTGGTGCCTGCTGCCGTGGCAGAAGCGGCTCGAGGGTGCGGTCAACCTCTGGCTGCAGGACACCTACGGCGAGAACACGCTCTTCCAGCTCGACAACCGGGCGCTGCTCCGCGGCGATTCGGTCGCCCGGGCGAACCTGTACCGGGCGCTGTTCTCCATGTCGGCCATCACGCCGAACGAGATCCGCGAGTTCGAGGACTTCGGGCGGATTGAGGAG